TTTGTAAGTAAATTAATTACTTGTTGTGGATGTTTTGTTGAATTCGGCTTAGGGAAGACAAATACTTCTGCATTGTCGGAGACAATTCTGCATTAGGATTTCCTTCTCCTTCGACGATAATTTCTGTTTCGTCAGAAGAAACTTCTTCTTCCAACTCTTGTTCGGGCTCTTCCTCATTAAAGAAAGATTCCTTGATTACCGAAACCTTAGTTTCGAAGTTAGATGCATCGACGAATTCGATACCTTCTAGTAGTTTGACAAACTTTGAAGATTGTGTAGAAGTCAGTTCCGAAGTTGCTTCGGAAATAATCTTTTCACGTTGAAGTTCTACAATCTGAGAGGCGAGTGAATCGCGTTCTTCAGATATCGTGAGGAGTTCACTCTTAGTTGCTTCAACATCTTCGCTGAGACTATCAACCAAGTCAACCTTGCTTTCTGGTACTTCGATGTAACTCTCAACGAATAGATCCTTGAGGTTCTTCATGAAGTCTTCAGCAATGTCTGTACGCAACTTGTTGTCAACGTACTCTTGGTTTTCGCTCATCCAATCTTCAACTACATATGTGAGGTAGTTGTCGATCTTTTCGATCAAAGTCTCGCGAATGTATACGACTTCCTCTTGAAGAGAATCTTCGTATGTATTTTCGAGTTCTTCCTTGATCGTAGCGACTTTGTTTGCAACAGCAGCTTCGAAGAGAGTAGATGCCTTGGCTTTGAAGTCTTCGGTAAGATTAGAATCTGCGTCAGCAAGAACCTTAAGATCCGTTGCGAATGCTTCTTCCATTTCTTCTTCGTCTTCTTCACCATCCATCGAGGACTTAATAGCATCATAAGCGGCCATTAGATCGTCCTTCTTCATTCCCTTCATTTCCTTGTACATGGCGTTGATCATATCTGCCTTTGTTTTCGGCGGAGCTGACTTTTTGATTGATGCCGCAGTAGTTGCCGCATCTTTTTCACCATCTACATCTGCTTCTTCCATCTCATCCTCTTCTTCATCATCTCCATGCATCGCTTCAAAAGCTTTGACAAGATCATGTTTCTTCATGGATTTGATAGTAGAGAAAGCGTCAGCAAGGATACCTGCTTTAGTTTGAACACCTTCTTCAAGTGCTTCTTCTACTTCTTCTTCAGAAGACTCTTCAATGGTTTCTTCGTCTACTTCGACGGATTCTTCCACTTCATCTTCTTCTTCGTCATCGTCAGACTCTTCGTCATCGGATTCTTCTTCGTCATCTTCTTCGTCTTCAGCTTCGTTTTTCTTCTTAGCCTCGCCAAGAAGAACATCGAGTACCGAATCAGAAAGGGATTCCTGAGATTCCTCAGCAACTTCTTCAGGTGTATCCTGCACAAGCTCCTGATTCTCTACAAGATCTTCTTCCTGTACGTCTTCGACAACGATTTCTTCGTTTTGTATTTCTTCAGACATTTTGGTTTATACCTTATTTTGAATTTAGAGTTTGGAGAGGAAATCTCTGAAGATTCGCTCCTGAGCCTCAGCTAACTGAGTGGAATCCACCTTCTTAATTTCAATCTCATATTCTTCAATTTGTTGAGGTTTCAGAATACCATTCTCCAAGATCCAATCAACTCCTTCCATGATGCCATTTACAAAGGCTTCGGGGGCGGAGGGGTCTTGAACAATGTCAACAGTCGAAAGAATGTAATCATCCTTTACGAACGTCTTGTTTTCTCTTGATTCAACAGTTCCCATACCACGACTTGAGACACCTAGCTTGCAACCTCCTTCTACGAGGCCTTTCACGATCTTACCCATTGGTGTATCCAAGATAAGTGCCTTTCCAACAACGTTATTACCATCCCAATTAAGTTCGGTAATACGATGTGAAACTTTATCCAAGTTAATTGCGGGCCCTTCGGGGTGATTTAACTCACCAACCGCACGACCAGTCTTAACTTGTTCCTTTATATATTTTCCGGTTGCTGATTCCAGAACCGATTTAGGATAAATTCTTTTATTGCGGTTTTCTTTTTCCGCTTGCATAAAGACGCCTTCGATAAAGACATCCTTGCCACCTTTTCCGTTGGCTTCGGTGATGTACTCTAACTGTACATCCTGTGTTTCAGTTATTAATTTCATCTTAGTTTGCGTAACCTATTGCTGTGACAGTAAGAGTCGCGGCAGATGTACGAATTTTTTCCAAATTCTTTTTCTTAATAGTAAGTGAACCTGATGCCGGAACATCGATTGTTGCGATTGTCACACCACCACTTGTTTTGAGAGTGACTGTGCCGGCCGTAGTCGTTGTGTTACATATGTAAACAAGTGACGATTCGGATATATTAGAGTCTGCGCCGTTTGGCGTTTCTTTTGCCGCTAAGGGCCATATCATCCAGTTGAGATACTGAAATGGCTACTTTGTTTGTCCACCAAGAAGGTAGATCGTCTTCGGGATTCATTCCCGATAAAATTTCTTCCATATTGTTGAGTGCTTCACGAGCAACACGAATACCGCCAAGAGCTGACGAAACGTCGGTGTGTCCGTCTTCTTTTTGGAGAACCTTTTTTGATTCATCAATAAGATTATTCCAGTATTCTGTCATTACATTCGTGAGAGTTCTACTTGTTGTCCTAGTTGATAGAGATGAAAGTCAATCGTATCTTTTTGATGAGGATTCTTTTTCTTGGGATTACTCTCTCCATCAGAGTACGCTTTATTTGCAATCAAAGACTTTGTGAGTTTTGAATTATCATAGATCTTTCCAAGAAGATCATCAACTTCGGATTGCTTGATCTTATCACTTCCACCTTTTACAAACTTGTCTGCGGATACTGCTTCATCGATCTGAACTTCTTCTTTCATATCTCCAACCTTTGCACCAGGCGAGTATAAAACATAATTAGTATTTGCACCTTTGAAAACTGTGGCACCATTCTTTTTGACTAACTTCATCATGTCTGATTTATTACCACTTGCAACAACTTTACCTTTAAGTACATGATGATGCGAAGAAGATGATCCTATTGCTTCATCGATCTGAACATCTTCTTCCATTACCGGAGCAGGATCTCCATCATTGAAAATTTGAGAAGTCAATCCAACACGACGAACATCCATCGCGGTATCAATCTTTTGTTGAATTGCATCTTTGAACGCATTCAACGCTTCATCTTTATCATTCTTTACAAGTGCGTTAAATATTTTTTCTGACATAATTATTACTATTTATAGTTTTTTAATTTTCTGTATCACCTTCGTCTTCTTCGTCGTCTATATCACCAGAATCTTTTTCCTTTTGAATCTGATCATCTATTGTCTCAATGTCTTCATCAGATTGATGTAGAATATTACGGCGAACCCATTCCCGAGAGTAGTATTGACCGATCTGTTCTTCAACTAACTGAAGCATTTCCAGTCTTTCTCTAAGAATCTCAAACTCTTTGAGTTCCGCAAAGTAGTTATCTTCAACGAAGTCAACGTTAATTGTCTCTTCGATGTTCGGCCAGTCCTTTGGTTCGATTACACCTTTCAGGATCAACTGAACCTTCAGAGCTTCAATGAAAATCTGTGAGAATCTCTTGCGAATCTTATCAACAAACTTCTGAAACTTGACTTCATCCCGAGATACTTCGGTTGCCCTACCAAGAGCAAAACCTGTATCCTGTTCAAGACGAGAGAGCGGAACATTCAGAGATCTGTAAAGTTTTCTTTGAAAGAAGACAACATCCTCAATCTGACCAAGATTCTCTCCACCACCCAAGGTAGTGATTTCAGTTCCTCTTCCACCTTCTCTTCGAGGTAGATAGAAATCTTCGAGCATCGACATATGTTTACGATCATCGGTGATTTCACCTGTACTTGCATCGTAAACTAACTTATTACGGTAACGAGAAACGACACTCTGAACATACTCTTCTGCCTTACCCTTTGGTAAGTTACCTACGTCGATGTAGAAGATACGTCTTTCAGGAGCTCGTGAAACACGATAGACAACCAGAGAATCTTCCATGAATCGCAACTGATTGATCAGTTTGATTGCTTTGTGGAGATAACCGATTGACTT